CCATAATTTAAATGTATTAAAAAAGCCAATACCAACAAGGTGCGTGAGAAAACCTTGTGATACTGACTTTAAATTAAAATTTCTTATGAAGTTCTCACGCTTCGAATTGCAAATATAATAAAATTATCCTAATAAAAATCTATTTCAATAAATTCTTCACCTTTTTTTGTTTTTTCTTTATGTAATACAAGGTAAATTAAATCTCGGTCGTTTACATTATACTTCTTTTGTAGTAAATCAAGCACTAATTTTGTAGGATTATCTATATCACTCATCATATTGCTAAATCCGTACGTTATTTTTAAGCGTTTGAATTCTTTTATTTCAATATTCGGAAGCAATCTTAAGACTTGAATCTCGTATTTTTTGTATTCAGGTGACTTATATCGCTTTCCTTGCCACGCTTTGTTTACTGATAATGGCTTTATGTTTAGATTAATTATCATTATCCAAGTATTAATTCCTGATTCAAATCAAAATACTCAACATCACTTTCCATCTTATCCAATACCTTCAACTGAATTTCTCGAAGTTCTTTAACATTTGCGCAATTAATAACCGCATATTCCAACCAACTTAATGGCTGCTTTTTTTCTCCGAATATAAAACAATCGTTTAATTGGTCTGCAATTTCTTTTGTGTACATCAAAAACAATTCGTCTTCCTTAAAGTTTTGATATGTTTTGATATAATGCAACACGCTACAATGCTCTTTTCCGCCTAAATAAGAACCTATCTTTTCCAAACTGAATAAAGTATTCTTTCTTAAAAATACCGCTGCGTACATTCGTTTGTAGACCATATCTCGTTTACGTGTAATTTCACAAACTCCTGATTCTTTAATTACGGATAATGTTTTTTCGATGTCTATTTGTTTCATATTGTTTCTTCTTTAGTAATTTCTTCCCATTGCAAATCTAACCATTGCAAAAATGCTCGTTGTATTTGATTTTGTTGGTCGAATATTTCCATATTGCCAACGTCCATAAAATGCTTATCTAATCTTCTTATCGCTTTAATTGCTTCGTTCTGCAATTGCTTTGCTTTAAATCTAAACGGAAAGTCCTCCAGTTTATCAGCACACGTTGGTAAGATAGATGTGATTGATGTTAAGTAGAATTCTTCTTTAGTCATAGCTTTTCTATTTCTTGTTTGACTTCTTCCCAAAATTCAGTACCTCTGTCCGCTCCCATATATCCTAACACTTCATCACACGCTATCAATGCGTGTTTTTTTGATGTCTCTTTATTAAAAATAAAAATAAATCCATCCATCATTCTATTTACTAACTCTTCCGCTTTTTCTTTTGCTGTCATTTTATATTCTTTTACGTATAAATTATTTGATATCCTCAATATTATATTCTTTTAAATATAATTCTATCACTCTAACTGTCTTTTGCAAATCCTCTTGAAATTGTCCTTTCTTGCGGCATCTTACAATCCGTTTAATTATATCAAATTCCCACGCATTTAATTCGTTTTGTTCTGCAAATAGGTACAAGCTGCCATTTGAATTGTCATAGTGAGTATCTTTATTTTCTTTGTACCCATCCTTTAAACTCATATAGTTTTCTGCTCTTTGTTTTGCCATCATATCTTTATACTCTTTATCAATTGCCACCTTAAGTAAATCATTGTATTCTTGCTCAATTTCTTTTGCTTTTGTTCTAAAATCTTTCATATGTCTAAATTTAAATTGTAGTCGTCTAATGTTTCTCTAATAAATTCTCTTAATTTTTCCGCAACTTCTCTTTCTATTTCTGTTGAGTTTCCATCATTTGATAATATACTACGAGCATATTTAGTTGTTTCTCTTAAATGCTGGTCTAAATCCCATATGGCTAATTTCCACTTGTAGCCATTTAAAGCTAATTGTAAATCTTCTCGCTCTTCTTCTCCATCGTATTCAATCGTTACTTTCATTTTTCTTATTTTTTAGTTTTCCAATACATATTACATTTACCATTTTTTACATTTACGTTTATCCAACTTTGCCAAAAATCACTTGAAGGAGCAGTAAATCTGTAGCAAGATTTTTTTACCTTGCAATCTTTACCTGTGCATTTTGCTATATCCGCCATTATATTAACTATTTTAAATATTATAACATCCAATAACTATGATACTACACGTTATTAATGTTATTATTGCTATTAATATTAAAATTTTATTGGTTATATATGGCTCATACCATTCTCCACCTTCTCCTTTTTTAATCCATTCTTGTACTTTTCTCATAACTTATTTATTTTTTAAAATTAGATTCATAACTTAAACCATACCACTCATCAACTTTATTCAACGACATCTGTTTTACTCCATTCGGATATATCGTTTTTGCTATTTTAAGCCGTTCTAATGGTATAAATGTGTTTTCAAGTGCACTTGGTTTAACATCCTTGTTTAACCATGCTGTAATTGCTTTTAAATTCATGTTGTTTTTTTTAAGAGTTAAAATTATAGGGGAATTTCACCCCTTGTTTTGTTTATTTAGTACAATTTGAATCAGTAATATAATTAGATACTATATGATTCCAAGCTGAAGCATTTTTTCTTTTTGCTTGATTTGATGCATAAAATGGGTCAAATGTATTTTTAATAGCGTCAGTGTTAAATTTTAATAATTCAGTAACTTCTTCCAATGTAATGTCACTTTTGTCTTTAATATCAACATTAATTTTTTTACTTGAAATATATCCCTTTGTAGTTTTTTCAGCGCAAGTAAATTGAATGCTAACACCTTTACCATTAAAGTTTTGGTCATTTAAAATTCTTTGACCATCCTCAAAAACGCATTCCAAAGTAACACCATCTGAATGTAAAAAAGAAAATGTTAAATCACCAAAAATAATTTCAGTTTTTTTCTCAGGAAATCGATTAGAAAATTTTTGTGCTAATTCTGATTTGATAAATTCTAAAGTTGTCATAATTTCTATTTTTAAATTTTCTGTGCCTTATTGACCTCACGAAGATATGTATAATGTTTATATCTACAATACTTTTAAACAAATTATTTTCATTTATTTTCACTTTATCAATGTTTACAAGGCTTATAGACGCAAAAAAAATACCTGCTAAATTAATAACAGGTACTTTGAAGGGTAAAAAGTATGAAAAATTACCTCCGTTTTATAATTCCATTAGTTCATTTATGCAAGTTTTGCCACCTATTATGATTGCGCATCCTATAATTGGCTTCTTACCCGATTTCGCATATGCCATTGCGTAGGATTCGTGATCTATTCCGCAGCCAACTTGCGCACCGAATACTTTAAAGTTAGCACCGGCAAACCATTGTGTGTAACATTGTGTATGAAGATGTCCTTGTACTGTTGACATCATATCCGCTCTACATTTAGCTGAAGCAGTACCTGCTTCGCCATGAATATACTGCACATTGTCTATTATTACACGTTCGGTAAAATTCCAATTTGGAGTCTCAAGAACTTCTTTGTATACTTTAATCCATCTACTTGGAATCGCTCCCGTTTGTGCTTTACGCATTATAAGTCTATCGTGATTACCGATAGTCACATCTGCTATTGGAAATGCTTTATACCATTCTGCAATTTTTGAAATAGCTAAATCTAATTCTTGCCCACCTGACATTCCATTAACATCTGTTTCGTGATAAGATGAATAGTGGTTATCTATTACATCGCCAATAAATACAACTTTATTACAATTGTGCTTCTTGTACATCTCTATACAAAACTCCAAATATCCATCCAAACAAAATGGCTCGTGTAAATCACCTATGCACAATACTCGTGTTTCGTTTGAGTTGCGGAATTCTTGTATTAATTTATTTTCTAATTCGGTTAGTCTCGGTCTATATTGCATATTAAAATTCCTTTAAGATTACAACTGATAAACTACGCTTATCTATAAACTTCAACCAATCCAAAAACTGCTTTTCGTTATTCCTAACTAAACAAGCTGTTGACCAACCACCAATAACTGTACTTGCTGCTCCTGCTCTGTGACAATTTGCGCCTATTATATCAGAATATTCTTTACCAATTTCTTCTGCTGAATTATCTTTGTCGTTATCTCGAAAATATGGAAATCCTTTAGCTTGTCTATATGCAGGTTTTCCTTTATGTAATCCGTAGATATGTGAGTTATATACTATTGTATCTGATTTCAATACTGCGCAACCAAGTCCGTTATATTCAGCAAACTTTTTTAATCCAACTGCTCCTGCATTAGATGTGCCAGTACAAACCATTTTGAATTTAGGTTCTTGCGCAGGAAAACAATCGAATGAATAAACTTTGTCATCAAATCTATCAAACTCATCTTCATCTGAACGTACCCACACATCTAAAACTCCGCTTTTAGGAAATCCTTTGAAATTAGGTAGATTTGCAACCCTCGCAAGTAGCTGCACATCGGTGTATTCTCTTACATTTGCCATACATTTTTGTTATTATTTAAATATTTTATAACCTAAAAATACTAAAACAATTCCACATATAACCATTAAATTCCAATTAACACCTTTCTCGTTCTTCTTTTGTCTTAAATCTACCTTATACTTTACCTTTGTTTTATAGCGTAAAAGTTCGATTGTATCCCTTACTTTGCGCCATTCTACTTTAGTTTCATAGCGAGTTTTAGGAATATAAACCGAATTAGTTTGTACAATTGTATCGTATTTCGTTATGTAATACGTTTTTTCGCCATTGATAATAATAGAATCTATCTTGTTTATTGTAATAGTATCATTTACCAATGTGCATTTAAAGCCTTTCTGTGTTGCTTTTTTGTAGTGATATGAAGCATTGCACCCTGAAAGCAAAAACATAGCGTAAATGCTAACTAATAACGTAAAACACCACGTTAGAAATTGTATATAATTAAACCGCATCTTTATCTATTTTTTTATTATATACATTTAAGCCTATTGCAGTACCTGAATATGCAAGAAATCCCCAAAATACAAACTCTTTAACTTCAAATGCAAGCCAAAACATAGGAATAAAAGCGTAAATTACTGCAAAGTGAAAAGAAATAAATGCGGCAATTCGCTTCATTTCATATTTTCCTTTAGGCTTTAATGTATCGTTTACGATTTGCATACTTGTTCTTTTTATCTTGTAGAATAGCGAAGTATTGGATTGGTGTTTCATATTGTTTATGTGTTTTATCGTATTGCATTGCTTGTGCAGAATCTTCTAAACAATCAAATAAACGAGTTTCAATTTCATTTACTTTCATATTGGTAACAATAAGCCAAAGAAATAATACACCCGTTGCGCCGTGTTTTTTTATTAGGTCAAAAGAGGATTCTGTCATAGCTTTACAGGTCTATCTCAACTAAATAACCTTCTTCTTCCAACTTAACTTTAGCTAATTCGTGTACCGCTTGGTTGTCTTGAATAGCAACCTCACCACTTACACTTGTTGGAATGTCAGTCGAAATAATTGAAGCACCTAACTTCATTGCTTCTTTAGAAACATACACGTACGGAAATGCACCTTCTACAGTTGTACCATTAGGGCGTGCTGCCCATTCAATTCTAGCGTACACACTTGCTAGTTCTTGTACTTTGCCTGACAAATCCATATACTTGATTATCTTTTCTTCTGTTGATTTGATTTTTAAACCCATTGTTTTTTTTATATTTGTTAAATTTTACGCTAATATACCCATATTTCTTAATGCTTTTACAACTTGTTTTAAAGTATAGCCATCAAATGTATCTGTGTCTGTTAATATTGTTCCTAAATTACTTGTTAAAGTAGCTGCTGTTACTGCGGTTGTTGGTTGTACTATTGGTGTTGCGTTCCAAAATGCTAGCTTTTGACCCGTCCCAGTTCCTATTTTTGTTCCGTTTGTAGTGTTGAACGCCATATTAACACTATCACTAAAATTAACAGAACCACTTGCGGAAATCATTATCCTTGTAGCCCCGTTCGTCAATAATGATAAATCAACATTTTTAGCATTAATATCCCCTAATTGAATAACATTACCAGAAGAAGATCTCAATATAGGCATAATTGTACCGTCTGTATGCTTGACTCCGAATCCTATTGTGTTTTTAACACAGAACGAAACGTTATTGGCATTATTTGAGTTTGCAAATATCAAACCGTCCCCAAGTACTTCTATTATATTCCCCGTATCCGCACTATTCCTTACTCTAAACGCAACATCCGTACTTAACGCTCCTTGCGCTCTTACGTCTAGTCTAGTGGATGTATTAGGTGTTGCGCCTATTCCAAGTCGTTTATTCACATTATCCCAAAACAATCCCGCATCTTCCTGCACTACATTCCCACTACCTTCAAACAACACGCGGCCTTGAACACCTGATGTTATTGGTGTTGTGCCGATTGTGATACCTCTTGAAATAGCTGTAGGTTTCCACACACTACCATCCAATGCAAGTACATTACCACTAACTGCACCCGTTGTATCAACATCGTGTAATTCACCAAGTTCATATCCGTTAACAATTTGATATAAAATCTGTCCGGTTGTAGCAGATGTCTCTAATACCTTACCAATTGACACTAAATTATTCGGTGCAATTGGTTTTACGTTTGTCACATATCCTGCAGTAATTGGTGACAAATAAAGGTCATCTCCAATAGTTAAGGTAACTGTTGTAAATGGATGTGTAGCCGTTGTGCGTGTATCTAATAAGGTCAATAAACCATTTGTAAGTACATTACCATTTGCGTTATTTGCGATGTCAGCAGTTACAACACCCAATGTTTTAGAAGATGTTACCTCACTATCAGCCTTTGCTTTAGAAATCAATGCTTTTCCACCTGATGTTCCGGATATGTATACAATTGTTCCTTTATAAATAGTTGCTCCGGTTTGGTTACGTACCGCAACGGCAGTTTTAGCTACGGCATTTAATACCTCATCGCCCGTAATGGACTTGGTCTCGTATAAACCGCCACCAATATCCTCTGAAATAACAAGCAAATCTGTTGCTATTAGATTACTACCTTTCGGTGTTAAATCACTTATTTTTACTTCTGCCATTATCTATTTTTTTAAGGTAGACTTTCAACTTTTGAATGTCTTTGATTTTCGGTTTTGTTAATTTCAAAATGGTAAAGGATTTACTTTAGGTACAAAAATTATCATCTCCAAATCTTGCAACCATCCAAAAGTTGGATTTTGATTCTGCTCGATTTCTTCTATTGAAATAATCCAATTATCATTATCGTCTTGGATAGGATTAAAATAGCTATCCTCATCAAACATTTGACCTATTAATAAGTCTTTCTGCTCGATTGTCAAAAGACCTACATAGATAGTCTTTTCTTCGGTTGTTAAATCTGTTATTTTCATAATTTATTTTTATTATACTACTTGACGATTCAAGGAAGTTTGGAAGGTTTGAACTGCAGTGTAGTAGTTAGCAGCTTCGGTATTTGTTAAGCCATCGCCCATTGATGTTAATCCTGATTCTCTTGGTGAGTAGCTACCATATAAACCAGCTGATGGCCCTGAACTTGCGCCAAGTGAAATAATATTATTTATTCTTGCCGTTGTTGCCGTATTTGTATATTGAGTAGAATTTCGTTGTCCCATTATTGCAGTCGAACTTGTTCTGGATGCTAAATAAAAACCAACTCCATTCGATAAAAAACTAACAATAAACTCGTTATTATTATTTGGTACGCAATACGAAGTACCATTCCCTGATGCAAAAATTAAATTTCTTTGTGCGCCACCTGCTGTAAAACAACCCATTTCACAAGCGTTTGTTATTGTATCTGCAAAAAGTGTTCTTGAATAATAAGACATATGTGAGCTATTCGCTATATTATGTAAACTTGGATTAAAAAAAGAATTTGCCCAAGCATTTGTTCCGTTCGGTTTTGCACCCGTACTTGAATGCGTCCACCCACCGTTAAAAACTAATCTAAAAGCAGCATCTGTATCTAATGGATTTTTAAGATTAAATTTATGTTGAGCTGCTGTACCTCCAACGAATGGATATAAAGCCTTCATTTTTGTCCATATTCCGTAACCTTTTAAGTCAACAACAAGTGTTTCAATTGCTCTCTTTTGTGTGGCATCAGTAATCGTAGCAGCTGAAATAAATGCAAGTGCATCTGCATCTCCTGCAGGTGTTCCGACTAAATCCGTATCACCATAAGGCGAAGAACTATAAATTGTACCCCATCCTATTGAATTATTTATTTTGCCTTTACCCCAATCAATGGTGTTGTTCACCGCTGCTTGTCCCCATCCTATTGTGTTCGCCATATCTTATATTGTTATATATACCAACCAGTATAATTATTCATTGAATCGGGTGAAATTTCATTGTTTGAATTCGTATAGTATTCAGGAAATAGCGCATTGTTAAAACTCATATAATCAATGAATCTTTCCGTATAATTCTGCGCTATACTTCGCTCTTTTTCAATAAGAAAATCCACTTCATTCTTTTCTACATTAACGCTATTTTCGCTGCTATGCTTATACACTCCTTTATTAGCAATTGTGTACGCTGCAAATGGCATATATTCAACCATTGCCCAATGTATTAACATCGGCTTTAAATAGGTAGTTGTAAGCGATAAATAGTTACCGCTCAAAGTATTCGCTATAATGTCAGCTTTAATCTTTTCAAGTAGCTTTGTTCCGCAATAATTCTGCATATGAATGTCCTGTGCAATTTTGACAAACGAAATAAATTTGTCTACATCGACATTTCCATTTATCGCAGTATATCTAACGATGTCGTCTCGTGTTATTAGTAATGCCTCTGCCATTATTGAAATCTTTTATTAGTTGGTAAAAATCCGTTATATGGCATATCCATTGGTTTCATAGCAACCTCTCTTGGATTTCTAATTCTATAACCTGCCTTTTCTGCTTTCGCTACTGATACTTGTTTAGCATTAGGAGACAATGGGTCTATTCCTGAATTTGCGCCAAGTGCTACAAAAGTTTGTCTTATCCATTTGTGGTGACAATCTCCACCGCCTTTGTATAACCAAATAGAATAAGTATCAGCACCTTCAGGCCCCCAACCTTTGTTAACTGCTGTGCTGCTCATTCTTAAAATATCCTCTTTTCGGTAAACCTTTTTAGCATTTACCATTGATTTGCAAAAATCTCTACTATTTACAGACAATCCCTCGCTATATTTGTAACGTGTAATGAATTTAAAATCATTTACAACATCGTCTTGTTCACTTTTTGAACGAGGAAATGCAGTTCCAGTGCTTACAAAATTGTAGATTTTAGAAAGTAAAGAAGGTGTTTTTTTATTTATGCTTTCGATTTCATTATCTAACTCATCTTCGGAATCGTAATCCACTTCTGTTTCATCTATAAGCATCCAGTTTTCCGGTATATCTTCTCCAAATTCTGATAGGTCTAATTCGTCTATTGAACTTAATTCCGTACCCGTTTCTTCTGCAACTTGTTCTTCTGTTTGTGCATTTTCTAAATCAGTAAATTCTAAAGGTTGCAATGTTTTGAAATACAATTTTAAGCTAATTCCGTTGTAAGCTAAAATAGAATCAAATGCTTCTAATATTTCTTCTTGCATTGGTCGAATAACCATATTATCGAATAATATCGAACTATTTTTTAATTCGTCAGCATTTGAACTAAAACCGGTACTTGTTGCAATTCCAAATAATAAAGGTGAAGTAACATTATGTCCTAACATTATTTTTCCTAAACACTCATTAGATAAATATTGGAAATGTTCCGGAGCATTATCTAAAGGTATGGAATCTATTGTGGTTTTACTTTCTGCGTTACGATTAAACGCAACGATTACTGGATTTCCATTTGCGCCGGTAAGTTTGTTTATTACTTTAGAACTGATTTGCTCTTGCTGCTCTTCAGTTGGCACTCCATTGTTGAAGTTAACTACAATCCTACCACTAAAAGCATTTTTAACATCGTTAATCAAGTAATCCGCAATTTCTTCTTCCAACATCGCATACGGCAAACTACCTTGATAATCAGGATAAGAATAATATTTCATCCCAACTGCATAAGGCTTTGAAAATAATATTTCTACCTCATCTTTTGATGTGCCAAATGCCGAATATCTTTGTGGCTTAAATTTCTTTACGTCAGTCCAATCGTCCGAATAGTAATAACCAACGATATTTCCATCCTCATCGCACTTTTCCGCACGTATTAAATTAGTAGGAATGTGATAAGCCTTAAGTATTTTACTATGGTCTTTAGAATAATGTACTTGAATCGCAAATTGTCCAAGCATTTTTCTGTCCATACAAATTTTACGCACACAATCTTTGTTAAATAAAGCCATCATTTGTGCGTATTCGTTTGGCTTTTTAGACGCATCTAACGCACTTAAACCACGACCATATATAAGTCGTGATATATTGTTTATTATAGCGTTATTCGTCGTGCTATTCGTGTATCTATCTATAAGAAAAGAATAATAATTATTATCAACTCCGTATTCTACCCAAGCATCTTTCTTTGATTCTTGAATAGTTGGTGTAGAATATGCTGCTAAATTAAGTATGTGTACGTTATTACTCATAAACTATGAATGTATTTGTAGTATTGTTGCTTGTATATTGTGCATTATTTACAGAAAATGTAGATGTACTTTGGTCTGTACAAAATATCTTATCTCTGAAAATTATATCTGAATTATTCTTTATTTCGATTGTATAAAAATGATTTTCTTTAAGATTAAAAACACCCCTTAATTGAACGTAATATCCAAAATCAGAAATTACATAACCAGTTATTTGAGTCGTTACATTTGTTTGCTCATCCGTAACGTATACATTGGTGAAAGTTGTACTTCTTGGAATGAAGAAAACTTGTTGCGTATTTACATTTTCGGTTGTTAGAATAATCATATATAACTAT